AGACGAACACAAATGCAGGCTACGCGCGAACAAATGGATTATTACAAAGAACAAAAAGATACTTTACATAAAGCCAATGAAGACCTAAAGGCGCAAAAGGATTACGAATCAAAACGTTTGCATGAAAAACAAATAAGAGCATTAAGAGGAAGCTATAAACGCTCAAGTGGATTCCTAGGAAGCGAAGCTCCAGCAGCCGAATCAAAACCAAACGAAACTTTAGGGTAATATCAATGGATTACAAAAGAACCATGAGCGGGTTTTCGCTTTTAGAGCAGTTCCAAAAAAGATTCGATTCAGCCCAGGCTAAGGCGCTAGAATGGATGGCGCTACACAGTGCTTGTTACTTCTATGCAATACCGAATCGCGACAAGTTCTGGAGGAGCAAAGACCAGCAAGGCGAAATGCATGGTTCTAGAGTATATGATACGACAGCTATTGAATCAGTGAAAACGTTTGTATCTAAGATGCATACGGCAATGACACCACCGCAAACACAATGGGGTTATTTATCAGTAGATGAAGAATGGGCTGAGAATAATCCAGATGAAGCCCAAGACGCTCAGATTGAACTAGATAACTATATGACTCGATTATTTGAGTTTATACATGACTCTAACTTTGATGTTGTTATAAATGAGTGCTACTTCGATTTATCAGTTGGTACGGCGTGTTTGGTGGTAAACCAGTTCACCGACAAGAATCCGTTGTTGTTCACCTCAATCCCCATGGATAAGCTAGCCGTTGAAGAAGCTATGACAGGTAAGTTAGAGTCTTGGTACAGATGGTGGGAAGACGTAAAGATAAATGAAATTAAAGTTCGCTGGCCTAAAGCGATTATCCCAGAAGACTTAATTTCTGACGTATCAAACAATGCTGATGCAGTCGTTAGAAAGATTAACGAGGGTGTAATGTATGTGCCGAATGAGGTTAGACCCTATCATTATGTTGTGGCCACTGAATCAGAGATTCTGTACGAAGAGTATCTTGACATCAACCCCGGGATAACCTGGAGATTTCAAAAAACAAATGACGATATATTTGGTCGCGGCCCTGTAATGGACGCCCTACCATCAATAATATCTTTAAACGAATTAGCTAGAATCGAACTAGCTGCAGCAAACCTAAATACTTTTAAACCATACATGGCTTTTAGTGATGCGGTATTTAATCCTCATACATTTGTAATGGAACCAATGACAATTATTCCAATTGCGCCGCTGGGGAACCAAGGCCCTCCACTAGTTCCGCTACCAGATTCAAGCGCCCCCCAGTTTAGCCAGATGACTATTCAGGACTTAAGGATGCAAATTAAGACCCTGTTGTTTGCAGATTCCCCAATCCCAAATGGGCCAAATGATTCAAAACAACCACCAACAGCCACAGAAGTAATGGCTGGTAACCAGTTGCTTGCCCAGAGAATCGGGCCATTGTTCAGCAGACTACAACAAGAGTTCTTGGTACCTCTTTTAGATAGGTGCTCGTATATTCTTCATAAAATGGGCAAGCTTCCAATTCCAAACATTAAGGGATTGAAGATAAACTTCCAGTATCGTTCGCCGCTAGCACTAGCTAAAGGCCAAGAGCAAATTGCAAGGTTCACACAGTACGTTCAAATATTACAGGGAATATCAGGCCCAGAAGCAACGCAGTTGTTTATTAACTCTGGACAGTACCCATGGATAATAGCGAACCTAATGCAGCTAGACTCAAGATTCTTGAACTCACCGGAGAAGGTGCAGGAAGTGGCACAGCAAATGCAGCAGCAACAACAGCAACAACAAGAAGCCGCACAACAACAAGAAGAACCACAGGCGTCACAAACACAATAAGGAAAAACATGGATTATAAGAGCTTACCCGGGCAAGAGGATTATTGGGATGGTTACACATCCAGTATAAATAAATTAAAAAACAATCCTGATATAGTGGAGTTTGATAGACTTTGCTTTGAAGTATTCAGCAAAACAGAGGCAGGAGCAAAAATACTTAGCGAGCTAACAGAGCGTTATATTATACCGTCCACACCTGCTAAAGATATGACCTCCTACTCGACTAACTGCGTTTACTATGAGGGATTCAGAGACTGTATAAGACTCCTAATCCAATCCACTAAAGGTTATAGCAGACGAAAAGAAGCAGAAGATGCTAAAAAGATTAAAGAAACCCGGGAGAAAAATGAATGAGCTTATTCGATGAAATAATAGATGGAGCCAACACAGAGATAGGTGATACTAATGCCAGTATTCAAGCAGGGCCTGAAGGTGCAGCAACAACAGAAGCAGCAACTGAATCCGCAGCATCGACTTGGAACTGGGATAAGTCCACTCCAGGAACAGGAGAGAGACCCGACTGGCTTCCAGCAAAATATAAAAGCGCTGAAGATGTTGCAAAGGCGTACTCAGAACTCCAGAAAAAGCTTGGGAGTGCTCCAGACAAATACGATTGGTCTCAAGGACAGAATTGGATAGACCCTGACTATACGCCCTTCCTGGAAATGGAAGATGTGTTCCGTAGCAAAAACGTTCCGCAAGAAGCGTTTGATTCAATGCTAGGTACGGTTGGAAAGTTCCTAGATGAGTTCAAGATAGATATGGAAGAAGAGAAAAGTGCCCTTGGAGAAGATGCCAAAGAACGTCTAATGACACTTAATAATTGGGCTAAAGCAAATTTCTCTGATGATACCTATCATGCAATAACCGAGAACATGCGCACAGCATCTGCTGTAAAAGCAATAGAAGAAATGAGGATAAAAATGATTGACGGAAATACAACAATACCAACAGGCAATGAAGCCCCTACCCCAGCATACACGGTTGATGATGTGACACGGGAAATGCAAGAAAATCTAACTAAGTATAAGGAAGACCCAAAATACAGAGCCGAAATCCAATCGAAGTTTAATAAGATTTCAGGAAGCTCTGGATATGTTGACAAGCATTACTAAGTGAATTAATATTAGTACAGTTCATTCAGTTTTAATGCCATTTACATTTCACAACGTCGAAGGTAATGCATCAAACTGACTATGAGGACACCTTATATTTGCCAGGCCCCGAAAGGGATACCCTGGGTGCATTTAAGCCCTTGTTAGCGAGACTAGTTTTTTAACTATTTATAACTAATGAGGGTTTACCATGTCTACATCATTGACGAATGTCCAGCAAATTGAGTTTGATGCACTCGTAAAAGCAGAATACCGTTCACGCGGATTTTTATTACGTGATTCAATTAGAATGAAAAACAACGTAATTGGCGCATCTATAGAATTTAGGAAAGTTGACCAGGTAATTGCTGTGCCAACAGCTTACTTGCAAGCAGTAACTATCCAAGACCCTGACTATACAAAAACAACTGCAACTCTAGTTAAATATACTGCACCAACAGCAGTGGATGAAGTTCAAGAACTTACAGTTAACTTTGATGCAAGAATGGAAAATGCGCTATTAGTAGCACAAGCTATGGGTCGTCGTTCTGACCAAATAGTTATTGATGCTTTAGACGCAGACCCAGGCGATACAATTGCCAATGGCGGTACTAACTTTAACTACTCTAAGTTTACACAAGCCTTGGAATTCTTTGATGACAATGCCGTACCTCTAGCCGAAAGATATGTTGCAATGTCTGCATCTAACTTTAGAAGCCTACTTGGCGATGACCAATTCGTTTCTACTTTTTATACAAAAAATGATGTTATCGACAGGGCGAGAATCCGTGAGTACTTAGGTTTTAATGTTGTTACTATTCCACAAATGACAGAAGGCGGCTTACCTAAAACAGGAAACATTCAAACTGCATTAGCTTGGCATAAAATGTCTACTGGTATGGGTATTGGTGAAAACTTCAGAACTGAAATTAACTATTTAGCTCAAAACACAGCATGGTTGATAAACGGTGTATTCAGTGCAGGCGCGGTGGTTATTGATAACCGCGGTGTTCTTGCAATTAACTGCGACGTTTCAGTTTAATCTTACCCTTATTTAGGAGAAACAATCATGGCTTTTGATATAAAACGTTTTACCCGAGTTAGTTTAGCCGATAATACTGGTTTAATTACTCTTCAAGATTCTAGTTTAGCTAACGGTCCTGGCTTATTCACATATGCAAGTGCTGACGATACGATTGCTGAAATATCAGCAGCAGGTTACTTCAATGCAGAAGCAGCAATCTACTGTCTAAATGTTGGAGATGTAATTATCGCTGAAGGCAGTGACGCTAGTAATATGCTAGTTGTTGCTACTGTTGATAGAAGTGCAAGCCCTAAAACCATTACAGTTGATTCATTTACTCCTGCTGGAACTGTTGCAACTGCTAATATTGAAGATGGTGCGGTTACAGCGGCAAAACTAGCCAGCGATGCAGTTACTACAGCAAAGATTTTAAATGCAAATGTAACTACAGCTAAAATTGCTGACGCGGCTGTTACTTCTGCTAAGCTTTCAGCCTTGACAGTCCAGTATGCAACAGTAGCAATTACCGCATCTGAGTTTAACGGCATGTACGCCACTCCTAAGCTTTTAGTAGCTGCAGGCGGAGCTGATACATTGCTAGTATTAGACAAAGTGCAATTGCTAATGACTTACGGTTCGGCTGCATATGCCGCTGGTGGTGTTGCTGCGGTACAGTACGACTCTACTGCAAATGGAGCTGGTGTTATTGCTTCTTCAACATTAGCTGCTGCAACTTTCCAAGCAACTGCATCTACTGGGTGGAACTTTAATTCAGGAGTTGTCGCTGAAACTTTCTCTACATGCGTCAACAAAGGGTTGTATCTATCAAACGTTACTGGTGCTTTTACAACTGGTGATAGTGATATGGTGGCCCATATTTGGTATAAAGAAATACCAAGCGCGTAAAGTTAGTTTATGTCTCGGCCTTCTTTTGAGGGCCGAAATTAATAGGGGGATTTATGGCTTTAACTAAAGTCCAGATTATAAGCAACGCTTTACTGCAATTAGGCCATTCTGCAATATCATCTTTAACAGGTGGAGATAGAATGGTGCAAGCTGCAGAAGCTGCATATGATATGAAATTACCCTCAGTTTTAAGCAGTGGCAACTGGCGTTTTGCAACTCAGATTCAGCAATTGTCTGAACTTACCGAAGCACCACCATTACCCTGGAAGACTGCGTATTCTTTACCAGCTGGATATCTTAAAACAATCCGATTATGGCCCAATATATACCAATGGGATATTTACACTGACTTTAAGATATACACGTACCTCAGTGGCACGCTGTATATGGAATATATATCCCAACCTGATGTATCACAATTCCCACCATATTTTGTGGATTATTTTACATACGAGATATCGGCATACTTAGCTTTATCAAACGCACAAAAAGCTGATTACTTTTCTGCGCTTGAACAAAAAAGAATGCACATGATGGCTTATGCTAATGCATTAGATACTCAAAACAGACCTCAGTTCTCACAAACCAATATTCCTGTATTAAATAACCGGTATGTGACACAATTTATCGGAAATGGTGGAATAGCAAATTAGGGGTTCTTATGGGTTTGTCGGCATGGTCACAAGATGTATTTTCTAAAGGCGAATTATCACCCTTAATGTATTCCAGAGTAACAGTCTCTGCGTATTATAACGGCCTAAAAACTGCCACGAATTGTATTACCTATCCGCAAGGAGGTATTGGAAAGAGGTTTGGAACAGTTTATAACGCTACTATCCCTTCGCTTACTGATTATCGTGATGCATATTTCCAGACTTTTCAATACTTGAACGAATGCACTTACGTCCTAATATTTATTCCAGATTCGATTCTGATTTATCTAGAAGGTATATTAGTACATACTGTAGCTTCAACTGGAATAGCTGCGACTGTAATACGTAAAATAGATACTACCACTTTAGATGCTAGGTTTAGAGTAGCAACAGGGGTGCTTGCCCCGTATGATTTAACTAGAAGCGCTAATACAGCAAACGTCATATCTTCTGCTTCTTCTAACTTGCTGACTTTAACTACACCAGTGAGTGCGGATACTGTTTATCCAGTCCAATTTACCACTAGCAATACACTTCCGACAACTGTACCTCAAGTGAGATTGAATCAAACATACTTCGTATACACAACCTCTACCACGACCGCTCAAATTTTTACATCTTCTGGTGAGGCTAAATCCCAAACAGATGCCTACACTATTACGGATAACGGGGCTGGGACTAACAATCTAAATGTTTTAAATAATTGGAGTTTTGCTTTAGTTGTATTTAGAAATTTGCCTGTATATGATTTTACCCCTGCAAATACATACGATACCAAGACATTTACTCCAGGAGCAACAACAGGTTACGGAATAACCTTAAATGCAAGTAGCGCTATATTTACTACGGCTTATGTTGGCGGTGCCTTTATCGGTAACGGAGGGATAAGTAGAATTAAAACTTATGTAAGTAGTACCCAGGTAACAATAGACATACTAACTCCATTTGACTCCACGGCTGCTATCACTGGCAGTGAGACCCTATTAGCCGAACCTGCGTGGAGCGAAGCTAGAGGTTGGCCTTCTAGATGCTCTTCTTTTCAAAACCGTTCTGTATTCGCAAACTCTACGCTACTGCCTAATGGAGTGTGGCTGTCTGTCACCAATGATTACGATGACTTTAATGGGTTAGAAAAAGATGATGATGATGCTATTTCATGGTACCCATCGTCAGATAATGTAAACTTTATTCGATTCATAGTTCCGTATAGGTCTTTAACGATACATACAAATACCGGGATATACTCAACACCGCTATCATTTGAGCAAGCTGTAACGCCTAGCAATTTCTCAATGACACTACAAGACTCTACCCCAGCTACAGCTATACAGCCAAGAGGTATCGATAATCAAATAATCATCCTCTCAGGTAATGATGTTCATTCTATGTTGTGGGACGGTTATAATAACTCCTATACTTCCAATATAGCTTCTATAGCTAGTGAGCACTTGATTACAGGCCCTCATGACGAAACTGCTTACGTAGATTTAAATAGAGCTGGCTCAAGGTATATGTTTATTATAAATGACGATGGGTCACTAGTTATTTATCAAACCTTAATTTCTGAGGACGTATCAGGTTTTACACCAGCTACTTTATATCAATCTTACGGTAAAGCTTATTTTCGTTGGTCCTCATCAAGCGCCGATGGACAGTCCTGGTTTTTAACAGAGCGTCAGCTTGCAACAGAGGGCGACCCATTTCCCATTAATGAATTCACACAATACACCCTAATTAGCGCAATACTTTTTGAGTTATTAAGCGGTGTATCTCTAGAGTTATTAAATGGGGAAGACTTTGCGTTACTCCAAAATGCAGTAATCTTTGTGCCTGGAGTCCCGACGCCATTTCAGTTTCAAGATACTGGAACTCTACCCAGCTCATTTCCACAGGTAGAGGCAGGAGTATTCTATTGGGCTGTGTCTGACTCTGAAGGCGCCTTCACGGTTTACCTATCCTCTGATGATGCGGCAGACGGCCTAAATCCAATTGAGTTCTTTAGCGCTGGAACAGATGCTTATGTTGTTCCTCAGAATCTAGAAACAACGTTTCTTTTGGAAGAGCTTAGCTTTGATGTAAAGACAGACTGCACCTATTTATATAATGGAACTGCAAAATCAACATTTACAGACCTTCCAAGATTTAATGCGCAGGAGGTTAAAATTAATGGGGATGAGTTTGGGTTTGATTATACCGGGGATAACGATACGATTGAAACAATATCACATGGCGCGTCAGTTGATGTATCGGACGCAGAAATTGGATTTGCTATCCGAACCGTAATAGAGCCTTTGGCCGTTGCTCCTCCTGGTCCACTTGGCTATAAAGGTACCGCTGTAGCTTACCCGCAGCATATCCGCAACGCAACATTTATGTTTAATAGCACGACTGGTGGATTTATAAACGATACACCTATACAATTAAACCTATTAGAGCAAACCTATCCAGGTGTTCCTTCGGGTCCGCAGTCAGGCTTATTTGAGATGAGCTTTATGCAAGGATGGGAACCACAATATGGCACCTCTGGAATCACGATTACACATGACGAGCCGTTTGATATTCAATTAATTGGAATCTTCTACCAAATAGAGAGCTAAATATGGACCCAATGTCAATATTCTTATTAAGTATGCAAGCCGCTGGTTTAGTGTTTAATATGAATGATGCTAAAAACAAACACCAAATGATTCAAACCGGCAGGGACCTGGAAAAGGCTGCCATTGATACTAATCTTGAGGCTTTAAATTATGACTACCAACAATCCTCTTTAGCAGCCATGAAGCAGCTTCGGGAAAATATTGGTACTCAAATTGTAACGCAAGCAGCACGCGGTACAGATTCTGGCTCAGGTAGTGCATTAATCTTAAACCAAAAAAGTATTAGTAACTATAATGCCGATGAGCAGACAAGAAGAATGAATTTGTTAGCTAAGGAAGCAAATTTAAGGGCTAGCAATGTTTTATCAGGACTTCATACGCTACAATCAGAAACAGAGCTTGGAAGAGCAACAGCTAAAGAATTTAAATCAATTCCAGTTTCCTCTGCTTTTAATGAGTTTAGAAGCTCAAAATTAGGCAAAGAGTGGGGATTTGGATTTAAGCCAGCAGGAGAATAACTTGGCAAAAGACGAAGTTGGTGGAGCTACAACTGGTAGCGGCAATATACCTGCACACTCAGATATACAAACTATAGAGCGCAAAGAGGCACCCAGTGCTGGCGTTCAAGTTCCAGGGTATCAGCAAGCATTCTCACAAATGGCAATGACAACTTCAGCAATGAGTTCACTTGCCTCTAATATTTCAATGTCTGCTGGATTACAGCTAGCCAAGAATCGAGGAACATTATCTGGTCAAAACCCTCAAGGCGACCTGCTACCTTCAATAACTAAAGCAGATGAAGCCTTTAACGCTTCTTATTCTTCTCAAGCTCAAGCCACGCTAGGACTTCAGGCCAACAGCCTAATGAATCAAGGTGAGGAGATGCTCAATCAGAGCTATAAACTATCACCTGATATGATACAAAAATATCAAACAAATACAGCCAAAGGATTAGAATCCATATTAAGCAATGCTCCAAGTACAATCCGTTCATCCATGCAAGCCCAGTACGCTGAAAAGCTCCAGAATACTGGGCGCCAACTTAATAACAAGATGATTTCTGAGCAAAAGCAAGAGACCAAAGCCAAGCAAGAAGTTTATAATAATTCACAAGTTAAAGAGGCGTATGAAACTGCATTCTCAGGCAATCAAGAACAAGGGGTAGGGAATCTAGAATCGTTTAAGAAGGACTTAGCTAATCAGCGAGCCTCTGGAATAATTGACCCCAAACAAGAAGCCGCTTTATATGATGCTGCCAAGCTAAACCTTTACTCTGGTGCCATGTCCAAGGGTGCGGCTGACGCCAAAGACAATAAAAAGTTAGCTGAGTATTTGAGAGGTATGCATAAGTCGCTTCCTGATAATCTCACGGAAGCAGAAAAAGTTACTGTAATGAGTAACACTATGCAGTATGTTAATGCTGTTCATGCAACTGAAGCCCAAGATGACCAACTTACAATTTCTCAGTTAAATAGAGCGTTATCTGAAAACATGATGACTGGCTCTATGCTGGCCCAGGCACAACAGTCTTTGCCACCAACAGAATTTAATAACTTTATGACTAAGTTGTACGGTTATAAAGATAAGAAATATAAATCTCAACAAGCAATTCAAGAAATAGCTAATAACTTTGATGACGCCGTTAAGATAAGAAGCGCGACACCAGACCAAATTAACAAAGCCTTTGATGCATTAACTCATGACTCAATGATGAAGCACCCAGAGCAGACTCTGATTCAAACCCAGACTGCTATTGCCAAAGGAGCAGGCAAAGAGGCTCCAGCTTTTACTAGCCAGCTAGATACTATGCTTACTCGTGGTGACCCCACTCAGGCCTATACAGCTATGAGAGCATATAACGAGGTCCATGATTACGCCCCTTTAAATGTGGACAGTATGTCAAAGAAAGGCCAAGCAATGGCCACTATGATTAATGACCTGCATCAAATTGGAGGCCTGCCATTAGTAGAAGCATGGACGCAAGCGAGAGAGGCAGTATACAATCAAACTCCAGAGCAAAGAGAAATGCGAGAGGCTTCATATAAAGAATACTCAAAAGACCATTTCGCAACAACTGATAATCTGATAAGCAAAACAACTAAGTTATTAGATTTAGGTTGGTTTAGCGGGACCCATGTACCTGATATGCCTTATGTAGCCAATCGAACAATGAGGCTTTGGAAAGATTGGTATATGACTACTGGAGATGCTGGCGCGGCAGACTCGCTTACTAAGAAATCTTTAGCTAGCACATACGGAATATCCAACGTAAATGGCGAAAAGCAGAAAGTATTTATGCCGGTAGAAATGGTTGCTGGAATAGGCAATGATGCCCCTGAAATAGTTCAAAATGATATTTCACGTGACATAGGATTGCAGCTTGAGGATACAAAGAAAGCTTATGATGACGGATTTGTTGACTGGTATTATAAAGCGGCTGATAGGGCTGACAACGAGAAAGGGCCGGTTAAGATTGAGAGAATTTATAGAGGACAATCTACAACAAAACTGCCAAAAACAGGATTGATAGAAAGTGGTAATATTGATTTAAATAGCCGCCCACAAGTAAAAAATGAGGATGGGACAATAAGTACCGTTAGGTCAATTTCAGTTAATTTTGATGGGCAGGAAGTTTTAATTCCAACCGTTAGTGACGGCGGAAAAATATTATCTGATAAAGACGCCATTAAGCAATTTAAGGACACTGGCAAGCATTTAGGTAAATTTAGTACGGCAGAACAAGCAACTTCCTTCGCTCAATCTCTGCATAAACAACAAGAGGAATATTACTCCTCTACTGCAGTTGACACTTTCACGGTTCAAGTAACAGCTAGCCAAAACCTACAGCGAACCCAAACTCCTGGTTCTCCATATGCTGGGTACTATGATGTGTCATTAATTGGAAGCAATGGATTTCCAGCACCAATTTCCACAGTAAGCAGCGGGCCAAAACAGACTTTTGCTTATAGACCTAATATAGAATATCTAAAGGATGCTTATGCATTAAAGCAAAATCAAGGAATGACAGCTTCTGAGTTTGAAAAATCTCACATTGAAGCCTTTATTAAAGAAAAATTAGGTTCAAGCTTTAGAGATAAGGCGATAGCAACTAGAATGAATACCTTTGCGAAGGGGTCCTAATGGCTTTAGATATTGAGTTTCCAACTCCTGAAGAAGAGTTTAAGCGCAAAACGGATTTAGTTAATAACGCCCCTCCTATGTCAGTTGAAATACCGTCCTCAATTGAAGGAGCTATTGGCCTAACAGATATTCAGCCATTCGAAAAACCTTTAGATATATTGCCCGAGAAACAAAAAGAACAGAAAGGATTCTTAGATTCTTTCGGACATACATTCAATGATATGGAAGTGGCAGCCCATGCAGTAGATTTTGCATATCATAAATACACTCAACATCAAGTAGCGTCTGACTTGGCGTCTCAAAATCCAAGAGAAGAAGTTACACCTGAAGGATGGACACCCTTAGAGATGCAAAATTTTCAAGGATTCCCAGAAGGTTACTGGCCATTTATTTCAGATAGCTCAAACCCAGAAGAGCTTCAAGCAAGACAGCAAGAAGTAACCAGATTAATGCATGAAGAAGAAGAGTATGCAGATGGATCCACTTGGGGGAAAGTGCTTGGCGGAACAACAGCTTTAGTAACTGACGCGGTATTGTTCGGCTGGATTCCAATTGCAAATTCAGTTAGATATGCTAAATATGGGCAGGGAATACTAAAGAATATGGCTCGGCAAGCTCCGGGAATTACCGCTTCATCTCTCGCGTACACTACTGCCATGGATGCGACTACTACCGGCAAAACCATGCAAGACTTTGCTATAGATGCAACTGTTAATACATTAGCTGGTATAGCTCTAACAGGCGCTGCTGCAGGAATTGGGAGAGGTTTGCGTGGTGGTGAAATGTATCGGTCTCGCCACGCATTAAAGATGAACTTTCAAGATATTGAAGCTGTAGAGAATATATCTAAAGAAGGCGTTTCCCTTGGGATGGTTGCCCGTCCTATAGCTGGAAGTGCTGCTAATGCCATGGAAGTTACAAGGGCGCAAGAGTTTCTAGATTCCAGATTTGCAAAGATAGGATTCTTTAAAATACCCTATGTTGGCGCAGGCATAGAGAAAACATTCAAATATGTAAGTCCACAATTTAGAGCGTTCACAAGTGAATGGGGCCCAACTCGCTCTTATATAAATAGGATGGCTAACCATAGCTACATAACTGAAGGAATAAATGACGGCAAGGCATCTCCAGTTAATTTCGAAGCAATGATGATGAAGTACCATACTGGAGCTGCCAATCTTGGGCAGCAACTAGAGGGGTTAAGACATGAAGCAAACGGTATGTCACCTGGATTAGGACCTATTAACGCAAGTAAAAGATTGGCCCAAAGAATAACTGAAGGCTCCCCGCAATATACAAAAGACTCCTGGGGTGCAGAAGTGATGGATACTTTATTTAGCGGGGAATCAAGTCAGGTCCCACAGGCAAATGACGCCGTAAAAGAACTAGAAAAGTTCTATACTGAACATCTTAACGAATACCAAAAAGCCCATGGTTTAGAGCAACGAGATTTACCCGTTAAAACAGCGGCAGGATATTTATCTCGAAGATATGACACTGGAAAAATGAATGAAATGACTGGGACCGAGAGCTGGAACGGCATGTGTCTACAGTATTTCAGAGAAGGCGACCATTTAATCACCGAAGCTATGCATCCTATTAATGAATTAGAATCAGTAATTGAAGAAGTTAAGGTTAATATTCATAACGGGGTTAATGCAGAGCAAAACCGAATTACATTAAAAGCGTATAACGCGCAATTAAAAAATGAGCGCAGAGAACTAAAAGACAAAATATTAGAAGACAAAAGACTTCAAAATCTAATCACTGAAAACGTTTTACCTAGAGAAGATGAGGCTATTTTAAAAGCTAAACTTAAGCCGTGGAAAGATGCGACTAAAGAATCTAAGAATTTAAAGACTGAATTATCCTCATTTAAAAGGCAGCTAGCAAATGAAAAACGAAAGTTTGAATCGGGTGAAAAAACTGTTGGCATCAAAGCAGGAGATAGTGTTGCTAAGAAGAATTATCCGGAAATTAAAGCTAAAATCGATGAATTGGAAGCTGCTATTTATGAAAAAGATGCTGAGATGGCTAAAGTAAATCAAATTGTTGATGACCACTGGAATCAATTAATGGATGAAGTGGAGTCCGGTCAAATTAAAAGAAGCTTGTATTACCGCAATGAAGAGGGTGGGAAAGTCACGTTCAAGAAAACCAACACCTCACCTAAGTTTCGAACCTTATATAGCTCGCATGGAGATTTGGCTGAAGCAGAAATGTTACAGGATGCCAAAGCGTATCATTCCAATATAACAGGGACTAATCCAGATAAACTTGCTCAGCAGATGGAGAGTACCCTACAGGCAAATGCGACTGGAAACGTACTTAAAGAAAGGTCTTTCCTAATTCCAGACCAAACATTACTTGCAAACGGTTTCTTATCGACCGATTTAAATAGAAATGCCATGCTTTATGCATTAACGCTCGGGCGTAAAACTTCACACACCACGGCGTTAAAAAGCTTTGGGGTATCCAAAAGTGGTAAGGCTGGATTTGCTGAAGAAATGACTAAAGAGCTTGATGCTAAAAAAGAGGCTATTCGGGTTTCAGATAAAACTACTGAGAAAAAAAATAAAGAAACAAGAAAGCTTAATAAATCTTTTAAAAAAGAAATAGATTTTGTTGAGGCATTAGATGCAGTAGCTATGGGCACATATTCCCGAACAGGACACAATCAAAATGTTAGGGATTCCATTAATGCCGTACGGTCGCTTACTGCTGGGGCAAAACTAGGCTCACTGCCATTTTTACAAATACCAGATTTTGCGGTTCAGATTTTTAAGAGCGGTGTATTTAGGTGGGCTAGAGATGGTATATATCCATTAATAAAAACAATGAACGGAACTATAAAGGCAACAGGCGGTGAAAACTTTAGAAGAAATGCTAGTAAAGCTAATTTAGCCCTTGAGAGTGTGATGCATATGAAAGCAGATGAACTTTGGCATAATGCCACAGAAGCATCTAGTTCATTCGCGGGACAAGCATCGGATGCCATGAGCTATCTTGCTAGAGGGGCTAATAAATTAAGTGGAAGCGCATTCCTAGAAGACACCAACCAACGCTTAATTGCCAATATAAGCCAGTCAAATCTAATAGAAAGACTTTATCAATATGAAAATGGGACACTAGGAAAGCGCGAGCTTACGCAGATGCTACAATTTGGCATAGACCCAAAGATACAAGCTAGTAAGATTCTTAGAGCCTTTGAAAGCTCACCAACTAGTTATGCTAAAAAAGGTGGTGGTTTTGAAAGTTCTTACTGGGATTGGGGTGATAAAGAAGCAAGAAATATGATGACCGATAATATCCGTAAATCAGTTTCCGCAACTCTTATTCGCAAAGGATTATTTGATTCCCCTTTAGTTTCTAATGACCCCGTGATAAGTATGCTGTTTACTTTTACAGGATGGTATTTTGCTGCTCTTAATAGGTTTATGCTTCCAGCCTTACAAGCTCCTTTGGACCATTATTTAATGTCTGGTAGTGTTGCAACATTTGGTTTAAGTTTAATGATTGACCCTCTGCGCGCTTGGTCTCGTGGTGAAGAATTTAATATGGATGATGAGGCTTGGTTTGGCTCTGCTATTGGCGACGTACCCCCTTTAGCCCCATTATATTCGGCAGCTATGCGGGGAAATGCTATAATAGATAATGACTTTTTAAGTAAAATAAAGAATGATAGGTACAGAAACTTATCCATTCTAGGTGGGGCTGGTGGCGCACCAGTAGGAGTTGCTGAGAATATAGCGAAGGGCGTAAGAATGTTTGCAACTCAAAACTGGAATCAGGCAGATATTAAAAGGCTCGCTAACACAGTTCCCGCTGCCCAAATGTGGTGGATGAATAGTTGGAAGAACCAGTTTATGGATTCATTAACTGATGGTCTACCAAGGACTTATCAAAGCGCTAAAAAATAGAGGATATAAGATGTCAACGTCACAACAGATTATTAACGATATTGAACCACGTAGCCAGTATGTTTCCACTAATGGACAGACTGTGTTTAATACCACATGGACGGCTGACTCTGCATCGGATATTGATGTCTATGCTCACGCTGATGGAGTAGAGGCGGATGATGCCACTCAGTTAGTTTCTACCACTGAATACAATGTTACATTTGTTGGTACCTATGAAACAGTGCGAGTTACATTTACAACCGGCAGGGTGCTTGATGATATAATCACTATAGTTCGTAACACGCCATCTACTCGTGATAACCTATATACAAATACAAATTTCACGCCCTCGATGCTAAATCAAGATTTTGGAGTTAGGACTTTAGTCGAACAACAAAATCAAATGTATAATCTAGATTTCGCGCCTCACTATAACTTGTCATGTACCTACACTGATAACAGTGATTATGCTATTGATATAATTTTACCTATTCTTGACTCAAACCAAATTTGGGTTAAGAACCTAGCAAATACTAAAATAATAGCTCTTGACCTTCCAGAATCGGGAGATTTACCAGTAGCCGGGCCCTTTATAACATATACAGCAAGCGCTACTCTAGCTAATGCATTTAATATGGGGCTACTTGGTTCAGGCATTATTGGGCAAACAGTAACGGATAGTGTTTCCACGCCTTATGTACTTGATATACCATTGACCGTCCCAAATGGCGGAAC